AGGTTGAGGACGGATAATTTTTGAGCGAAGTCGTGGATTTTGTAATATCCGTCCGCGTGCTTCATATGCTCCCCGGGACAAAACCTCGACACCGGACACGTCGAACACCGGTAGTCGAGACACGGTTCCATCACGTCCCAAATGCACCATTTGTAGAACGGTTGATGGGCGGCGAGAGCCGTCTCTACCGCATCATCCATCACGCCTCCGTAGCGGTGATTGGTCGAGAATTTTCCGACACCCGCGCGAACGTCGGCCCGGGATTGGGTTTGGGATAAGGCGGCTTGGTAGACGTCCGGGGTCATTTCGTCGATCTCGTCGAGGATGAGGCGTTGGGGGTGAGGACCGCGGACCGATCGAGAGGAGGCGGTGAGGACCGTAGCGGCCGATCCGTTGCGCCATAACGAAAGGCGGCGAGTCGGTTCGGATTCGAGAAATTCTTCTTGGAGGCCCGTGAGATCCCAAAAAGAGGCGAGGGCTTTATACACCTTTTCGGATTGCTCGAGGGAACCTCCGAGGATGGTCGTCTCGAGACTTGGGAACGAGGAGGATTCGACCCACGTAATGAGGCCGGCAAAATACGACTTCGATCCGGCCCGGGAAGCCCATACCGTGTAGTCGAGGACGCGATGGGTGAGGACGTCCGCGAGAAACCGGTAGGGAGCGGTGTGGTCCGCGTGGCCGCAGTTGACCTTGGTCGAAATGATCGGCCGATCGAGCCACGTAAGGAACGAGCGTACCTCGTCATCCGTCTTTAGGCGATTTTGGAGGAGGAGTTGGAGGGCCGCTCGTTTCGCCTCCTTTACGATCTCCGGCGATATCTCCGGGCCGCTCTTCGGGGAAGACAATACCAACGGGCCGGCCTCCGCCGTTCCCCTATCCCTTTCCGTTTCCCGTTTCGTTTCCTCCGTTCCCGCCTGTTGGGGGCAAGGCGAGGACGGTTTCATGTCCGCGTTTATTTCCGTTTCCATTTCCATTCCCTCCGGCCGACATCTGCTTCAACCGCTCGATGAATTCCGGCATCGTCGGCACGCCGGTTTCAGAGAACATCTTTTTGAGGGCCGCTCCGAGGTCCGCGGTTCCGTCAAAATGAGCGAGGGCGATTTTCTTTGGGGCCTCGAAAACGAATCCGAGGCCTTGGAGCAATTCGATCGATTCGCGAAATATCTTCCACGCGGCCGCCGCATCATTCGATCGCACCGCCCGGCGTTGATATTCATTCGACTTCATCCATACGAGGTTGACGAGTTCCCGAACCTCCGCGTCCACGTCCCACGTGGTCATCCTCAGGACCGCCTTCCGGATTCGCCCCACGTGGGCTTGCGAAATGCCGATCATTTGGGATATCCGGACATTCGAGATCGTGGAGTCTTCGCGAATGAGGAAGAGAACAAGTTTTTTTCGGATATGGTAGTCGAGGGATTCCGGCCGGATCGATCCGGTTTCCAATCGTTTAAGGATCGAGACGAGGTGGGCGTCTAACTTTTTATCGCCCATCGCGCGTGGCTCCTTTCACCGGGTTCCCTTCACCTCGTCCACTACCGGAACGACTCGATGGGGGTATTGAGGGAGTCGGCGCACACGAGTTCCAAAGCCCGGCCCATTTTCGTTTTCCCCTCGAGGTTCATTTCCGTAATGATCCGGGTGAGGGCGGAGTTGACGATTTCCATTTGTTCGGCCGTGAGGAGGATTTCGAGTTTGAGGAGATTGGAGCCGGGATCATCCCATTTGTATTTCGGATTGGGGGATTCCCAATCGAAGGCCCCGAGGGAGAGAAAGGAATCAATTTCGGAAGCCGGATAGGGAAATGTTTTCAAGAGGTCGTCTTTTCCGAATTCCGCGTTCAATTCCGTGATGATAGGAGCCAACCGAGAGATATTCGAGGGGAAGCGGGTTTCGTTGATTTCGATGGCGATGCGTTTGGCCTGACGTTCGGAGATTTCCCCGAGGTCGTAGCAGATGACGGAGGCCCATTTGTTCAGGAGGACGGCATCGAGGCGATGATTCCCGTCGATGACTTCGAATAGGTCGCCCGGGATATGGCGGACGATGAGGTTGAGGAGTTGGCCGTTGCGTTGGAGGTTTGCGGCGAGTTGGGAGGCTTTAAACTCATCGTCATCTTTGTAATTCCACGGGGCCTTTCGGAGACGGTCGACCGGGATTTCTACCATCCGATCGAGGCGAACGGAGGGATCCCCAATTGAAGGGTTTACGGGCGAAGGCGGAACGGAAGGCGGTTCGGGTGAAACGATTGGGGAGTTTTCCGAGACGGTAGGCGGGTTTGGCGAGACGGCCGGTTTTTTCTTTTTCGGGATTTTCATATGGTCTTCTCCGGGGAGAGGATGATGAGGCCGGAATTTTCACCGTCCTCCGACACTTCGCACTCGTCGAGTTCGAATTGATGGGCGAGGACCGTGGCGAAGGCTTCGCAGGATGTTTCCCCGAGTTCTCCGCCCGGCCACGAACGTTCGATGAACGTGGCGATTTCTTTTTTGAAGGTTTGGAATTCAATTTGGCGATCCGCGAAGGTCACTTCTCTCCGCGCGCGAACGCCGAAAACGTGGCGGTGACGGAGGCGGAGGTAATCGACGGGAGCCGGCGCGCCGGGCCACGCGTGGAACCCGACAAACGAGAGCCGCGCTTCGATAAATAGGGAATAGTGTCTCATCAGGCAAAAGCCTCCTCGAGTAGCGGTTCGATCGAGGCCCGGAATTCGACCGGAGGGGCGAGGAGCCGGCCTTCGAGGGCTTCGTGAATCATTAGGACGGCCGATTGGAGGGACCGGTAGCGGTAGAGGTCGGGAACGGTGTCGGGATAAGAAAGGCGGTCCGGGACAACCGGGACGCATCCGAGGTTGATCGCCTCTTGGATGGCGATGCCGAACGTCTCTTGGAGGGCGGAAGAAAAGGCGACGGTCGACCGGGAGAGGAGATCGTAGTATTCGTCCTTCGTCCGGCACTCTTTTTTCGTGTAGACGAAGAGGGTTTTGTCGTTGGGGAAGTATTCGCGATAAGCCGCGGCGATAGTTTCGAAATCCTCGGGCCGCTTTTCCGGAGCGAGACGGTGGGGGAACACGACAATCCGCTCTTTTTTCCGCGCGCGCCTCTCGGCGTCCTCGAATACCGGGAACCGGACGAGGCGCATCTTCCGGACCTCCATTTGGCGGTGACGGAAGAGGAGGGAGCGGTGGAATTCGGTGGCGACGAGAATTTTGTCGAGGGCGATTCCCCACGAACGTTCGAGTTTCCGGCCCCACCGCGCCATCCCCTTTTGAGCGAGGAAGTCGTAGGGGTCATACGTGCCGGCATGAAAGACGCCTACGAGACGGATATCCCGGCCGGTCGCATCGCGAATGTAAGCGAACGCCTCGAGGCCCGGATACCACGCATCGTAGAGAAGGACGGTGACCGGTTGGGGATGGGTCGCCTCGAGGACTTCGAGGGTTTTGAACAATTGGTCGGATTTGTAGAGGTTCGTTCCGTAGACGTCGAGGAATTGGCCGGTCCGGATCGATTGGGGAGTCGGGGAGCCGATGACGCGCGCGTTCCATTCCGGATGGGCGGCGAGGGCCGCGAGCGTCCACGCCCACCATTGGGCCGAATATCGCTCCTCGATCCGTTCGATCGGAAGGATGAGCCGGAGCCGATTGTCTACCATTTCACGCCTCTCATTTCCCATATCCGCGTCGCCTCGATCTCGAGCCGGCGAAAGGCAACCTCGCCTATCTTATACCACGCCGACACCGCCTCGTGCGACTTTCCGAGTTTTTTGTGCCACTCGGGCCGGAAGGCGACACCCACCTCGGCCATCGATTGGGGGGTCATATTGATATATTTTACGTGGGTGACGGAGGCGCGCGGATCGTACACCGCGGCCTTTCCGGACCGGACCGGCCACGCCCACGAGGCCGAGTCGACCGAGTAGAACGGATATTGGAGCATCGCATCGCGTTTCGTCATCGCGAAACCGTGGACGCGACACCCGGCATCCCTCGCTTGTTTGATGAGCCGAACGTAGGGGAGGGGAGGGAGGCCCGGGCGGATTCCCTCGAGGCCGATGTATCGGGAAGGACACTCCGCGAGGATTTTCGAATACTCCGCCTCGGTGTCGACCGAATGATAAACCCATATCATCTTCTTCGCCATCGCCGTCCGCTCGATCCGTTCCCTCCAACCACGGACAACCGGTTCGCCGACAATCTCTTGGATGTCGAGTTCTACGGCATAATCGACGAGGCCCGAATGTTCGGCCAACCATGCCTCGTACTCGTCAAAATACTTCATCGGATCGGGCATTTTTGAGGATGGCTTCACGTGCTTGGTAACCGACTTCCCGATATGGGCGAAGAAGGAGTGGGCGCCGGAATCGATGACGATCGTCTTCGCCTGATGTTCGCGGAGTTTGAGGATCGAATTGAGCAGGGTCTTTTTGCCTTGGTAGAACGAGAGGAAAAAATTGCCGCCCGGTTCCGGCCTCCAATCGTAGGACGAGAGGGCCGACTCCGAACCGGCCAAATAGACGATCATCGAAGGCCTCCCGATCGGATTCCCACCACCGTCCACGCCCATCGCCTCCAATCCGCACCGCACCATTCGCCGATTCGGAACGAGGTGGTGGCGGGATAGAATTTCACGCCATAGACGAGTTGGGCGAAGAAGTTGGCGCGCTCGAGATTCACGACCTCGGCGAGTTCCCCGGCGAACGAGGCCGGAATGAAGGTGGGCCGCGTTCGGGCCATCGGTTGACAGAGGAGTTGGCCCGAGGCGCGGTAGGTTCCGTTGGAATCGAAAAGATATTGCCCGGGCGCATACCACAGGCCGTTGTTATGATGAATCGGATGGCGGATCGACCGCTCCCGCATCCATTCCGCGTTCGCTCGGATCGATTCCTTTGTTTCACCCGGGAAAAAGGTCATATTGAGATAATAGACTTGGATTCGTTCGGAGGGGATTCCCGAGGGCGGCACCTTCCGGTAGTGGGCCACATTTTCCAATCCCACCTCGACCACGCGGAGGCCGCTCGCCCATAATTCCTCCTCCCCGAATCGATCGAACGCCTCGAGGGTGTGGCGCGCATCCGACATACAAAGCCACGTTATGCGATAGGCCCGGAGGAGGCGGAGGATTTCCCGAAGGGCCTCGCCCCGGTGAGCGGCAAAAAAATTCTCGTCCATAAAATGGACCGCGCGATTTCGATATGGGGGGAGGACGAGCGAGGGATCCCCATAAACGATTCGCCCCTGATGGAGTTCAGCCGTAGGACAAAACGGACACCGGTTCGGACATCCGAACGAAAGGGCGGCCGGGAGGGCGTGAGTGTAGGGGTAGACGTGGAGATCCTCATCGTAGCCGCGCCAATCGGCACGCGCCATCCACCGCGCGTAGAATTCGTTGATAGCGGCAGGATCGGAACCGAGGAGGTCACGGTAGTAATCGGCCGGAGTTTTGAAGGGGACCGTGAAGGCGAATTCCGGACCGTTCATCGGCCGGCTCCGGAGGGGCCGAGGATGGAAAGGAATTCCGCTCGGACCTCCGGCTTTTCGAACGAGCCGCGGATGGCCGAGGTGACCATTTCCGGCGCGTACTTTTTTACTCCCCGGGCCATCATGCAAAGGTGGCGCGCGCGGCACACGACCATTACACCGTCCGGTTCGAGGTGACGGCGGATCGCTTCGGCGATTTGAGTGGTCATCCGCTCTTGGATTTGGAGTCGCCGGGAGAACACGTCGACGAGGCGCGCGAGTTTCGACACCCCTATCACTCGTTCGTTCGGAAGGTATCCGATCGAGACGGTGCCGTAAAACGGGAGGAGGTGATGCTCGCAAGTTGAATAAAAATCCACCTCTCGGAGAACGACCATCTCTCGACACGCGCCCTCCTGAAAGGTTTTAAATAACGCGGCCGGATCGGTTCGGTAGCCGGCATACATTTCGTCCCACGCGCGGACAACCCGGGCCGGAGTTTCGCGAAGGCCCTCGCGCGCGGCATCTTCGCCGATATACTCGAGTTGGCGGGTGACGGTTTCGGCGATGTCGACCGCGGCCTCCGGTTCCCACGGGAATTGAATCCACCGGCCTCCGAAGCGCGGTTCTTTTTTATGGAAAAGGGCAACGAACGGCTTGTCAGGAAAAAGGGCGCGGTATTTGTCGCGCGTTCGGCCGGAGTCGATGAGGTCGTCCACGATGACGTCGGCCGTCTCCGGGCCATCGGCCGTTCGGCCGGACATCCCGGCGATCACCGCGCCATTCCGCGGAACGCCCCAAAGCATTTCCGAACCGTAGGGCGAATCGTCTCCGATTTTATTGTGGAGACGCCGCCACACCTCCCGCCAAGTCATTTTATAAATATTTGTTTCTGCCATTGGAGACTCAACTTCCATCGAGGGTGATTTTTTACATAGGCGACGGTCTCGGGAATGTTTCGGCCCGAACACGGTTGAAGATAATAATGGGCGAAATTGGGATTCTCGTCGATATACCGTTCAACGTCCTCGTTGAGATAAACGAGTTTCAATTCATCGCCGGTTCGTTGGGTAAAGAAAGGGGCCTTCGGACTCACCGTGATCCAATCGAATGGGAGGGTCAAGAGGTTGTCGCCGTTCGTTTCGATGGCGATCCAGAAACCGGCCGCCTTTAACGTCATGAACAACGTGTCGATCGGCTGGACGGTAGGTTCGCCACCGGTCAACACCGCGCACCTCGTAGGATACTCGAGGACGGCGTGGACGATGCGCTCCTCCTCGAGGTCCACGCCGAAAACGTGGTCCTTCGTATCGCACCATGAACACGCCCGGTCGCACCCGGAGAGACGGATGAACGCGGCCGGCAATCCGGCGTTCCGTCCCTCGCCTTGGAGACTGTAAAAAATCTCGTTAACTTTCAACATACGAAGCCGAGGCGTGATCGGATTCCCAAACCGTGACGCGGCGGAGACCCGGGAAGGATTTTTTTATTTCGTAGAAAAAGATGAGGGAGAGGGATTCGGCCGTGGGAAATTTTATCTCGGCCAAAAGCGGGTGAGTGTTGAGGAGGGTGTGATCCGGGAGGATCGCCTCGAGGACGGTTTTGATTTCCTTGAAGTCAACGATCATTCCGGTTTCCGGATTCGGCGAACCGGCGATCTCGACTTCCACGCGCCACGTGTGGCCGTGAAGGTTTCCGCAGGGGCCAACGTAGTCCGGAAGGAAATGGGCCGCGTCGAATTTGGCGATATAGGTGAGCGTCATCATTTCATCCTCGCTTTTCCAAATGCCTTTCCAAGTCTTCATACGTTCCATAATGGCAGACGACACGCCCTATTGGCGTTTGATTTTTCGCACACCATTTCCTTGCTTGAGATTGGCGCGCCACGGCCCTTCTCTTTTTACGTCGAGGCGGCCATCCGAACAACCGCGGGCCTCGCGGACCTTTCATTTGATCGCCTTCCGGAGTTTAATGACCTCTTGTTTCAATTCGTCAACCCACGCGATGAACGAGGGCGTGACGATGAGGTTGCCGTCCGCGTTGAACCCGAGGGGATTGCGCCGGACGTCCTCGCCCGGGTTGAGAACATCGTAGGAGGGGTAAAGGGAGGGATCGTACTTCGAACATCCCGAACATCCGAAAATGGCAAAAAATACCACCGCCCAAAAAATGAGCGAAAGGACGAGGGGAAGGAAAAGACCGCGCTTTTTAATCGACAGCGAATAATATTTCACGGATGGCCTCCAAATCGCGTTCGGCAAATGCCTTGGCGAGACGTTTCCGGCGTTTCCGATCCTTCTCGGCCGCAATCGCGTCGGCCGCCGATCCGATCAACTCCTTCAATTCCTTTTCGAGCGCGAGGATCGTACTGACGAGTTCCAATAATTTTTCCACGGTTTATCCTCCGATCATTTTCACGAATCGATCCCACGGAAATAATTTCCCCGGGCAATCGGTCGAATTGAATTGGCGATGGGGGAAGACGGCCGAGGGCGGGATGCCGAGCGTTTTCATAATCATCCTCACGCCCATCACTCCGCGAACGAGTTGGGCCTCCGGGATTTCATAATCGGTGAACCGCCCTACGAAACTAAAACCAAAACCGGTTTGATTATGGCCGAGGGTGTGCGCGCCATCCCAATCCCAATCCCGGCCGATAATGATTTCGTATTCCTCGCCCACGAGTTCGCACACGGCGTGGTAGCCGATGTCGGCGTAGTTGAGATGGTCCTTATGCCAATGGCGGATCGAGGCGATGTTGGCGGCCGGTCCGTCGTCTCCGTCCGTGTGATGGATGATGATGTGCGTCTTTCGCATTTGGCCCTCCTTCTCCGAACATAAGCCATTCCGGTTCCCGGGTCAACCCGAGGGATCCCTCGAGGGGCGCGCGGAAGGGGTGAATTTCGCGTTCTTTTGGGTTCTCCGGGCCGTTTGCCCACTTCCCCGGCCCGGTGTACCCCCAACGCGGAGGCGGCCCGTTAGCCGCCGTTTCTCATGATGTCGATTTTCTCGGCCGGTGCCTTGACGGTGACCTTATAAAATCCGTTGGCGACGGCGAAGGCGAATATCCACGCGGCAATAAAATTCGGGACCGAAAGGATCGACAACCCGGCGAGGGTCACAACGTCGAGGACGGCGATGACGATGCCGGAGGTGACGTAGCCGAGCCATTTCTTTTCGGCCGCGGACGGGAATATTCTCAAAAGGACTCGCTTCACGATCTCGACGAGGCCGGCCATCGGGATTCCGAAGATCGACGCGCCGAGAATCGCGAGGACGATCTCCGAGGTCACGGCCGGTTCGGTTTCGGTTTGGGCGGCCGCGAGAGGCGCGAGGCCGGCGAGGGCCACGAGCGCGAGGAAGGCAAACACCTTGATCCAACGTTTCATTTCGGTTCTCCTTCGGATGGGGATTTGGAAAGCGGTGCGACGTTGGTGGCCCCGACCATTTCCGCAAGGTCAGCCGACACGCGTGTAAGCGCGGCCAAGGATTCGACCAACCGCGCGTGGAGGAGTTCCGGAAGGGGCATCGACTCCACCGATCCGAGTGGGAGGATCGGGACCGGAATCAATATGGTCTCAAAATCGCACCGCTTTAATGCTTCATTCAATTCTTGGACGTCGAGGGAGGTGAGGCCGCCCGTGGCCCTCAGCACCGTGGGGTCGCCGATCTTTGCCAGCAAGTCGGCCACGGTTTCGATTCCGGCGCGCCGGATTTTAGCCCACGTTTCTTTCGAGACGTTGAATTCACCCGGTTCGCTCATCGTTTTCCTCCGAGGGTCGCCATCGCATATTTCAAGATGAAAAGCGCGTCGGCGTGATTGTCGTCGAGGATTTTCAGGCCCGGGAATTGCTCTCGAGCCGCGGCCAACATCACCGGTTTCGGGGAGTTCCCTTTCCCGGTCGCAAAACGTTTTAACTCGGCCGGGGTCACGGTCATCATTTCGACCTTCCGCTCCGTCGCAATCACTTGGAGGATCGCCGCCATACCGTGAGCGATTTGAGCGGAAAACATCGAGGCGTGGTAAGGGATTGCCGCCTCGTAGACGATGACGGACGGATGGCCGCGTTCGATCATTTCGTTGAGCCACGATTTAAACCGGATAAACCTCATGCCAACGGATTCGCCGCGATAGATGGGAAAATGTTGGACGCCGGAAAAGAGGAAATGATCGGCCGGCCATTCCGCCACGACACCGGCCCATCCGGTCCGCTCTCCGAGATCGAGGGCGAGAAGTGGAGGCCGGCTCGGATATTGCGCGGCCTCCGGTATTGAGGAGGGAATTCTCAACGGGTTCTCGGATCGATTTTTCGAATTCTTCTCGCCCATGCTCCATAACGTATAATTTTCTCTAACGTTTGTCAACACCGGATTTCAGCCAAAAAAAAAGGCCGCCTCCCGGTTGCCCGGAAGACGGCCGTTTCGATTCACATCCCTCGCGTTTTATTATTGACCGGAATCATTCGCCCAACGTCCACGAGGACCATCGGTTCGTAGTCGTTCCCTCCTCCGCCGTTTCGATCCGTTCGGCCGCCCATCTTCCATTTGCTCGCGTCGATCCGATTGAAAGGGGCGAACATAAGCCGATCGGTGAAGCGGACTACGAACACCGCGGGAACGCCCAACCCGGTTTGGACCAACCCGAGCGATATCCATTTCCGCAACGAAAGAAAAACCGTGGGGAATTCCGCGGAGGGATGGCTTCTTACTTTTATCTCGATCACGCCCACGAGGTTCCCTCCGCGTATCGCGTAGTAATCGACCGGAAAGAGGAGGCCGAAGGAATAAAATTCGCATCCCCAATTGGCGGATAAGGTCGCGATCACCTCGCCCTCATTTTTTTTATCCGCCTCGGAAATAAAAACGTTCACGACGGTTCCGCCTTCGGTTTTTTATCCGGGACGACTCCGGCCCGGACCATCATTTTCCCGTTGACGACATCCTCCCACGTTTCGATCACCATCGTTTTTTCGTCGAGGGCCACGATTTGTTCGTAAGGTATCCACACGACGTGGCTTTCCATCATCCGGACTACGAGCCATAACATCCGTTTCAAGTTCCTCATGTCGACCGCATCGCGGTCCCTCCCTTCCGCCACGATCGTCCGAATTTGGCGGAACATCGCCTCGCGTTCCTCGGCCGTATATTCGGCGAATTCCTCACCGGTAAGGATCACGTCGAGAAAAAGGATGAGTTCTTCCTCCGGATATTTTTTCATCGTTCGTTCCTAAACCGAAGAATGTCCTGCTCGAGGTTGAAGAAGTCGGTTCCTGTCCACGCCGGATACTCGTTTTTTTTTTCGTTCTCCCGGTTCTCCGCCAACATCGCCTCCCTCCGGGTGACGAACGCCTCGAGCGTGAATTGATTGAATTGTTCGGCGTTCATGTCATTTGTTCCACGTGGAACATTTGTCCGCCCGGGCCGCGGCCGTCACGCGTTGGGAGTACCGGAGGGAGGGTGTCGGGCCGCCGTTATAGGCGGCGAGGGCGAGGGACAGGTCGTCACCAAATACCTCGAGGAGTCTCCTCAATTCCATCGTCCCCACGAGGACATTCGTCTCCGGATCGAATAGGTCGGACCGGCCGAGTCGCGCGAGGTGGGGCCGCGCAATCCAAGGCATGACTTGGAGCAACCCGCGTTCGCCCTTCGCGCCTACGGCTTTGGGATCCCCACCGCTTTCGACTTCGATCATCCGGAGGATATGGAACGGCGTGATGGTCCGATCGGAGGCGCGGCTAATCGTTCCGCGAAGGGCCTCGGCTTCGGATTCGGAAAGATAAAAAGTGGACAGCACTTGCCGCATCGCCTCCTTCCTCGTCCTCATTCTTTCGGTCGCCTCGTTCGTCTTTCGTTCGGAAATAAGGAACGCGACCTCGGCCTCCCGCATCGCCGTTCGGTTTTCGAGATACCGGGCGACAATCGGAACGCCTACGACAAAATAAACCGCGATGATTGCCGCCATGATGAGCGGATGGATTTTTCGTTTCATCGTCGCTTCTCCTTTCGTTTTGGGTTCCCCGGCCTTTTCCCGGACCGGGAAGAATCGCGTGAGATTGGGTTTTACGGGCCGATCTCCGGCCGCCCGGTCCTCCCCGTCCGGAGAGCCGTTCGTGGGTCGTTTTAAGGGTTTCGAGGACGCGGATATAATGGGCCGCGAGATCGACGTTGCCGCGCGCGTCTCGATCAATCGGAACAATCATAATGGTATTCGAATCCGCACGTGTAGCATCGAACACGGTGGTCGATTCCGCGGTGAGGAGGCCCGATGTCGATGTCCTCTCGCACGTGGCCGGCGTCGGAACATTTCTTCAACTCCGCCCACGCCGGATCATCCGGCCGCCATCCGTTCATCCATCCGAGGGAGGTGAACGCGATACTCAACAAGGATGGCATTTGCGGTTCGATTTCCTCCGCCTCGAAAAATTGGATGTCTCCGTAGCGGCTCACGATGACTCCCCCTCGTTCGTCGGCATCACGGCGAACACCACCTCCTCCTCCACGACCACGAACAAAGGATCGGCCGCGCCTTTTCCGAACACCGTTCCTCCGAACGCCTCGATCATTTCGGAGTAGTGGTCCGAAACGAAAATGCTCTCGCCTTTTTCTTCCGGGACATATTCGATTCGATAATGCCGTTGCTTGCGCCTTTCGTAGCGGCCGAACACCGCCCTCCCGGATATCGACACCGCGCGGTACGCCTCTTTATCCGATTTGTATTTGTCGAAAACAAATTCGACGTTCGGTCCTTTCGCCTCCAAGTCAACGTGCTTGCCTCCGATGAGGGTGAAATCTTTTTCGAGTTCTACCCTCGCCATAAATTTTTCGTTGGCGACCTCGACTTTCCCGGGAACGATTCGCGCGGCCCAATGGCCGTTGGAGGCGCACTTTTGGGAGGCGTTGTACATCACCCGGTCATGCGGTCTAAGCGACAACCGGATCATCGTATCCTCCCCACGGCCGACTCGATCCGCCACGTGAACTTGACGCCGGGAACCGCGGCCATCTCTTTTTTCGAAACCGCCACGGCGTTGAGAAGGGTCGTATTCGGGAGTTTGTATTCGTCCGGGAGGGCGGCGAAGTCGACCACCTCGGCATACCATTTCTTCCGTTCCGCGACACCGTTGAATTTTACGGGCGGAGGCGGAGGCGGGAGCGGCCGAGCGGGAGCCGGGGCCACGGCCTCGACCGGTGCTTGAACGGCCGCCTCAAACATCTCCTGCGCTTCCTTTTTCGATCCGGCCTCCTCGAGGCGCGCGGCCTCGGCGAGTCGTTTTTCTTGGACGTTGCGTTCGTCCTCGAGGCGTTGCCGTTCGCGCGCTTCGGCTTCGGCCCGTTCCCGGGCCTCCCGTTCTGCGGCCTCTTGTTTCCTCCGACGCTCGAGGAGATAGGCGTTCAATTTCGTTTGGGCGATGTCGCGGGAGGACATCGGTTGCGCCTTGAGGGTCGCCTCGTTCGCGCACACCGCCTTCCACGCCTCGTGGGCGGCCTTTTTCGACTTCTCGAAAAAATCCTCGATCTTCCGGATCACCGTGTTGATGCCTTGGATGATCCGCGAGGCCGCGGCCGCGTCTTCGTCATTCGCGATCACGAGCCGGTCGACCGCGGCCGGAATGTCGACGAGGGCCTTTTGGCGGAGGACGTCGAGGTTGTCGAGGTCTTCAATCTTCGTATTCCCGTTGGTGGTCATCGTTGTTTTGCTCCTTCAAATTTTCGTCTTCGATCGATTCCGTTTCTACCGGATCGGGGACAACGCCGTGAATGTCCTGATACGCGAGTTTGGGATTTTCCCGTTCGGCCGTTCGTTTCTTATATTCGAACGCCGAGCGCATCCGTTGACCGATCCGACAATCACAAAAGGTCACGTAGGAGTAGGGGATCCCTTCGATATATTTGTCGGGGATTTTTTTCCATCCCATGCTAAGGCATTTCGAACACTCGCCAAGTTGTTCTTTCGCCTCTTGCGCGTACCTCCGCGCGGCCGCTTTTTTTCGAACGGCCGCGATGGCGGACCATAACTCCGCCGGGAGCGGGAACCTGCGGAAGGGATGTTGACCGACGAGGACGCGAACGGCCTCGCGGATCGTGGCGATGCTGACATATTTGAATTCATCGTAGTAGATGTCCATCTTCTTCGCGTCCAAAGGAGTGAACATCGCTCCGAGCCGGTTCATTTCATCTTGGAAAAGGGAGGGCTTTATAAACGAATTCGTCACGGCTTCCTCGCCTTCTCCTTCGCCTCGCGTTGGCGCGCCCAATCGTCCGTTCCCACGGCCGGGGAATTAAAGTTTCGGGTGCGGACCGTTCCGCCCTTATCCTGACTCCGCGAAAGCCAATTCGTGATAAATTTCCGCCAATTACTTTTATGGCCTTTCGTCGGATTCGCTTGGATCCACGCGATCATTTTGCTCAATTCAACCGGGATATCGCACGCCGGATAAGCGGCGTTCCACGTTTTGTAGTCGGCCGGCTCGATGCCGGTCCAAAGCCAACGCGCGCGGTCGAGGTCGATCTTCGGAGGCGTCTCTTTCGCCGCCTTCGGAATCGCCGCCTTCTTCCTCGATGTCGACAGCGAATACGCGTCCCAATTCACGACATAATAAATCCCGGGCCGAACCTCTTGGAGTTTTCCGATCTTCGGATCGAGGCATTTTTTCAACGTCGATTCTAACACCTCGGGAGGGACGCAAAACATCGCCGCCAATTGAGTGTGGGGATAAGGCGTTTCGGGATTCGCTTGGATGAGGCCATCGTCGTTTCCGGCGAGGCACAGCAGGTCGACGAAGACGGAACGTTCGGCCGGTTCGAGTTCGTGGCGCGTTGAACCCCAAAGCCATTTCGAACGGAAAAAAGGAAACCAATCGTAAGTGTATCCGCGTTTCATATTTCCTCCTAAGGGCGCGGCCGGACCGATCCGCGCGTGGGACCGGCCCGGCCTCCGCGCGCGTTAAATCTTCTCGATCGATAACCGGAAACCTTCGGACGGAACCGCGTATTGGGCCTTCACCTCTTTTGGCACCTTGTAGAGCGTGGTCGAATAGGGCTTGCTTTGGAGGAGGAAGTTGCCGACGAGGGCGGTTCGGCCGCGGAACGCGTTTTTGATTTCCTCGGCCAAGTCCTCGTATTCGTCGGAGGCGGGTTTCAATTCGAGGTACCGCTCGATCCGCGGCACCCATATCGCGATTTCCTCCGCCGTCAAGAGCATTTCGAATCCCGGGCCGAAGTCCTTGCCGACAAAGCAATACGTCGACGCGTAGTCGCACCCGGCGCACTCCTCGCATCGGACCGGAGTCGGGATCACGCCCTTCGCCACGTTCGTTTCGATCGCCTCCGCCCGGCGGAGTAATGTCTCCGCATATTCGAAGTCGAGCGGCACGATCCAAAAGAAATATTCGCCGGAGGATTTTTCGAAAAAGAACCAACATCCCCACGGCGTGTTGTACAGCAATTCGTAGGATTGAAGTTGGGCGGGATATCCGCGGAGGAACGTGAATTTGTGAGCGAGGAGGTCATGCCAATCCGCACCGTTGTCGTGGATTTTCTTGACCATTCGAAACGTCGAGGGCGCGGACGTTTTATGCTCCAACGGAATCGGTGAATCATAAATTTGCATCACCCGAATCCGCGCGTCCATATGGCCGGAGAGGTTCCCCATCACCCAATCCAACGGCTCTTGAGATTCGACGACATCGAGGCCGGAGTCTTGGAGCAACCGCAGGTTCGGCCGCTCCAACGCCTCGCCGATATGAAACCGGCGAAGCGTCCCGAGGTCCTTTGGCCGGGCGAGGTCGGAACGAAGCCGCCGAAGGGAATGAAACGTCATGCACGTGAGGCCGATCTCGGAGGCGCGATTCGATTTGACGACATTCCCCCGGTTCGCCTTTTCCAAAAGGCGGCCGTCGACTTGGAGCGCGAGGGATTCCTCGATCCTCCGGAGTTCAGCGGCCTCCACGATTCACCTCCTTCGCCGTTCCGCCCATCGTGGCCGCGTTCGATCCGGCCGCGGCCGGTTTCGCGGAGTCCGCGTGACCGTTGTTCGGATAGCGGCGGTGGTACTCGTCCGGATATTGTTCCTTGAGCGTGGCGCGTATCCGGCCGAGGGTTGTCCCGGCCCACCGTTCGGAGGTGAATTCGGCCGCGTTCGTTTGGAACATT